AAATCTTGGATTACTTCAGCTTTTGCTTGTTGGAATTGGTTAATAGATCCTCAGAAAAACATCTTAGTTGTCTCTGCGTCTAAAACTAGAGCAGATGATTTCTCAACATTTACTCAAAGATTAATTCATGAGCTACCTATATTAGAACACTTAAAACCTAGAGATGATCAACGATCAAGTAAAGTATCATTTGATGTTGGTCCTGCTAGAGCATCACATGCACCTAGTTGTAAATCTATGGGTATTACCAGTCAACTTACAGGTTCTAGAGCAGACTTAATTATTGCTGATGACGTTGAATCAGCTAACAACTCTCAAACACAATTAATGAGAGATAGACTATCTGAAACAGTTAAAGAGTTTGATTCAATTATTAAACCTGAAGTTGGTAGAGTTATATTCTTAGGAACACCACAAACAGAATTATCAATTTATAATCAATTAGAGGAAAGAGGTTTTACAACTCAGATTTGGCCTGCAAGATTTCCTGAAAATAAAGCTATAATAAACTATGGCAAAAAGTTAGCTAAGAGTGTTATAGAAAACAAAGAAAATTTAAAACCTGGTCAAGCTTTAGATCCAGATAGATTTGATGATGTAGACTTAATGGAACGTGAAGCGTCTTATGGACGTTCAGGTTTTTCACTACAATTTATGTTAGATACAACTTTATCTGATGTAAATAAATATCCACTTAAACTTAATGATTTAATTATTATGTCAGGTGTTTCATCTTGGAAAGAAGCTCCGGGTAAATTACAGTGGGCTAATAGTCTAGATCAGATAAAAGCTTTAGATCCAGAAATACCTAATGTAGGTTTAAAAGGTGATTACTATGTAGCACCAATGCATGTATCAAATGATTACTTTCCGTTTCAAGGAGCTGTGATGTCAATCGATCCAGCAGGTAGAGGTGCCGATAGAACAGCTTATGCTATCGTAAAAATGTTAAATGGTATTTTATATTTAACTGATATTGGTTCACTTGAAGGTGGTTACGAAGAAAAAACTTTAGTAGACTTAGCAAACGCTGCTAAAGCTAATGATGTATCTTATATTACTATTGAAAGTAACTTTGGTGACGGTATGTTTAATAGATTACTAGAACCAATATTAGCACGTATTCACCCGTGTACTATTGAAGAAACTAGAAGTTCAGTACAAAAAGAGAAAAGAATTATAGATACTTTAGAACCAGTATTTAACTCTCATCGACTTGTAGTTGACCAAGAGTTAATTAGAAAAGACTATGAGCTTGATATGCAACATCAGCTATTCTATCAAATGAGTAGATTAACTAGAGATAGATCGTGTTTAAAACATGATGACTTAATTGATGTACTAGCAATGGCTGTGTCATACTGGACCAATTATTTAGGACAAGATGTTATACTTGCAGAACGAGAGGCTAAAGACGAAAGATTAGCTATAGAACTCGATAATTTTATGGAGTCAGCTATAGGTTCAAGACCTAACAAAGGAACGTGGATTTAATAGCTCTAGAACGCTCTTAGAGAGCGCTAGAGAGACAACAAACACCAGACGTGATAAAACCTATACATGAGTGGATTTGATGCTCTAAAGCTATGTAATTAATAGGTACACGTATCGGTACGATGCCTGTGAGTCAAATACTAAGTATATACTAAGAGTAACTATAAGTAACTAAGAGGAACACTAAGAAACTATGAGTAATACAGCAGCAGCACTACCACAATCAACTACTATAGGTTATCAGACTATAGAATTTATACAGTTAGATACTATACTATCAAGTAATGTAGGTGAGCAATTAGGTAGTTATGTTGCAGGACCACCAGCTATCATTTACTTAGATAAGACTATCATTGAAAAAGGTGGACCCGTAGCTTTGAACTTAGTGATGCACGAGCTCAACCATCATGTCGAATATACTTGCTCATTAGAAGAGGCTGACGAAGAAATTAGAGTTACAGCTTATGCAAATATATGGACTGAGATATGGACTCGTAGTAACTTGAAAGAGTGGTTGCTGGCTCAGCTTAACTAGTCAATATTTGGTAGAAAAATATGAGAGGGTTATCGATGTACCCCGCGCCCACGTGTCCCCATCATTATTTCTGGTGGTGTGTGTATACTTTATTTCACGCGTAGTCACTTTATTTGTGACTTAAAGTGCTTATTGTTATTGACTACTCTACATTTGCAATGGATATGAACTCTATTGATCTTGTTATTCGTACCTTAAATGAATTTTGTTTGTTTGTGCTCACTCTTCTCGTATGGTCTTATCTATTTTTTTAAACTCATTATTGTTATGAACTCAAAACAAACTCAAAGCTCACTTCAAATCAATTCAAGTTCGATCATTCAGATCACTTCAAATCAACTCAAATCAATATTTCAAATTAATTCAAAAAAGACTAAAAGCTCAAAATAGACCAAAAGTAAGAAAATAAAAGTCACAGAAGAGCACAGAGAGTGCTCTTCATTAATTATTGTGATGTGATGTATGTGTTAAAAATTAACTTAAATGAGGTAATATAGCAATTGTATTAAAGTTATTATTTTTAAAAAAGATCAATAAGTCATTATGAGAAATTATTTGATCTTGATTAAAATGAGACAATCCAGGATTTATTACACAATAAAAGTCTGATTGAATAAAGTCTTTATTATTATTTAAAGATTTTTGTACTTTTTTAATATTTTTCATTTTGTTTCCTTTCGTTAATTACTTTTAAAGTATCAAGAATTAAAATCGTTGTAACGAATAAAACTTTCTACTTTAGGATTATCATAAAGAACTAAGCTGTGACAATAGTGCTCAATCGTTGTTGTGTGTTTATATATTCACTTATGTATTAATTACATTATCGAAACAAACTAACGAAAGGTAAAAAATGATTAAATCTTATAAAATACTGAGAACTGAAACAGTTACAGATTATCAAATAGTAAAAGCATCAAGTGAAGATGAAGCTTATGACAACTTAAAAGATGATAAGTGGGAAGGTTATGAAGTTCAATCTTCAGATACAGAAATCGAAGAACAAAATAAACCTGAATTAAAAACTTTTATTACTCATGTTCCTGTTCATGGTTCAATGCGAGTATCTGTTGAAGCATCATCTGAAAAAGAAGCTTTAGAGTTAATTAAAGAGGGTAAATATACAGATAATGATGATTCATTTTCTTTGCAAGATTGTGAAACAACTCCCGAAGATTTAACTGAAAAAGATATCGAAGAACTTTGTTAATTAAGACTTAAAGCACATTTTTATAGTGTGCTTTGAGACTTAATTAAAGTCATAAATAAACTAACGAAAGGTAAACACATGCCAAAATACATAGCTATAAAAGATGATCGTAAAGATCTTTTTGTTACTGGTTCAGTCAATAGAGATCATGAGAAGTTAAGAGAGTTCTATCATAAGAACGTAGATACTTTTATCAAAGCTTATGATGTAACCAAAAAAATAATTGGTTTAAAATCTGATAAGTTAAATTTCTTTATTAGAAATATTAGAGGAAATACTATTGGATTTTATGCTGATGGTAGAAAAGAAGTTGCGATTGATATTCGTTCAAAGAACATCAAAAGTATCGTTTCAACTATCATACACGAGTGTCAACACGCGTTACAATATGAGACTGGAATACTTAAACTTGACCCAAAAAAGAAAGGTTTATATTTCATTTGGAAACAGAACAAAGGTTTAGGTGTTGCGATTGAGACTTCAATTCGTAAGTATAAACCATCTCAGAACCATAAAAAATATATGGACTTGCCTTGGGAGATAGATGCAAGAAATGCCGAGAAGAAATACATTGATCGAGTAATGAAGGAGGTGCAATAATGGACAAAAATAAACCTAAAAAGTTTGTTGTTGAATTTACAACTCAAACTTGTCCAAATGTCGTTGAACAAGATTTTGTAGAAATTAAAAAGTTTATTCAAAATTTTGTAGGCAATTTAACTGAAGAGGTAACTCTTACTTATAAAATAGATAATCAGTTAATTAAAAAAGTTTAGAAACATATCAAATTTGAGCTCAGTTTGTACATAGCTGAGCTCAAAATTCTCTCATATATACCGTAAGCAAATTCGTTTTTAATCAAAATCAAAACTGGTGCTGTATACCTTAAGCAAAATCAATAGCTGAGGGCTGTGACAACTATGCACATTAAATAGGGACACATCTAGGTTCTTTTATTCTTTACACTAGTGTAAGGTTTTCACTATGGCAAATGATACATTGAACTTAACAGAGTTTACCGTAGGTCAAACTGTACGCATGAATAAATACAATACATACGGTGTAATAACTCAAATCAATAAATCAACAATAAACATTGATGGCGACAACGGTAAGAAATACGAGGTCGATGTATCAATAGTTGTACCGGAGCATATAACTTATGAATGATATTAAAACAGTAGAGCTAAACATTGTCAGCAAACGTATTGATAAGAATCTTTTAAAATATAGATTCTTTGGTCATACAATCAATAAAGAAGAATTTAAGTTTAACATTAAAGCTTACAGTTACAAAGACGCAACAGCTGATTTGTTTAAAATGCTTAATGTTAATTACATCTGGTTGCTTAATTGTGAGATGCCTGGAAAACATTATCCTAACAATTACAAAGCAGGGTCAACCAGATCAATAGACCTAACCAAACATCAAAACAAAAATTAATGAATTATGGTAGCAACATTATGAAATTATTACTACCTAATGCTCACAAGGCTATGCTCCTTTTGTTAGTTAATATAATGAGCAGCAATAAACCGTTGTTAAATAATAATTTCAAAACAAAAAATGTACAGTGTGTGTTGAGGCAAGGGAACCAGTTGCTCTACAAAGCAGCTTTAATGTTTCCTTGTCTCTTAAATCATACACTTATGCAAACAATACACACTGAAAGGTAAATAATGGAAACATTAAAAGCAATAGGTTCAATAATAGGCGTACTTGCTACTATTGGATTTTTCTGGGGATTAACGTGGTTCGTTTGTTTAATGAACGACGCTTGTTATTATTCTAATTTTGGAGGTCTATAATGGCTGAATTTAATGATGCTATAGGCTTTGTACACTCAGCTAATAAAGCTCGTATGTATGAAAAAAAGAAACTAGCTGAAAA